TGCTGATATAACATACGATCAGGCTACCGACAGTTGGACGATCAATAAAAATGTTACTGCTACTACCTTTACTGGCAACCTAATTGGTAACGCAGACACAGCAACAGCTTGGGCTACAGCAAGAACTATTAGTGTCTCGGGTGCAGTAACTGGCAGCGTGTCAGTAGACGGCACAGGCAACGTTGACATTGCTACTACAGCGACAAGTGATCCAACATTAACCTTAGACGGCGATGCAACAGGTACAGCAACGTTTACTGACTTAGGTAACGCTACATTAACTGTTACAGTTGACGGCGGCAATGCACAAACTCTTGATAGTTTAGACTCTACTGACTTTACACTAGATCTTGTTACTGGCAACGGTAATACAACAACAAACGCTATTACAGCTGGTGACATTACTGCTACAGGCACGTTCTTTGGTAATGTACAAGGCAACGTAACAGGTACGTTGGACGGTGAAGTAACGGGTTCGGTATTTGGTGACGATAGTACACTTCTTGTAGATGGTATCAACAATACTATACCAGGATACGTAAGTCTTGCCACTCTGCAGGCTGAAGTAGCAGCATCAACTGATTTTACAGACTTCCAAGCTCGAATAGCAGCACTGTAATAGTGCTGTTATGAGTTGATATCAAGCCAATCAATAACCTCAAGAACTGTTTGAAGTTTACTTCGGATAGTTCTATTCTGGAGAGTATTTCTTAAACCGTGATGTAATGGCTTGGGCCATTTGCTAAAACTAACCCAAGCATAACCATCATGTTCATGATTAAGGTTAGGGATAAATTCTTCAGCAACTAGTGTTAGGTAGGTATGGAAGTGAAACTGATAGTCATTAGACACGAAACTCTCGAGCGGCATAGTTTTTAGAATTTCTATTTCGCCAATTTCTTCTTGTATTTCTCTTTGTAGTCCCTGCCACGGTGTCTCGACTCCTTCAGCAGTTCCGCCTACAAGTCCCCAATGGTTCTTATGACGTCCTTGTGTGCGGTGTATAAAAAGAAACCTATGTGTGTCAAGTGCGTAGAAAAGTGCACCACTGCAAACTATTTGATCCATACAAGTAATTAGCTAAGAAGATCCAAACGCCATGCGCCGTCTGAGTATTCGCCTTCCCAACTCTTGATCCAATAATCGCCGGTCCACTTATACTGGTATCCAGTGTTAAGGTTTGAAGTGTAAGCTACTTCAGTTTCTTCGCTAGCATCAAATACTATACGCCATTCGCGCAGACCAGAGTTAGAATTAATGTACCATTCAACTATATCATTTTCACTAGCAACAAAGTCACTGCCGTCTTGGTTCTTCCAAGCATCTGCGCCGTCAGCATTATTAACGTTGCCGATATCGCCTAGTAACAACAGACGTATACCAACTGTTTTAACAGAACTAGGGTTGAACCTTGCCGGATCGATGATATAATCGATATTGGTTCTGCCTTCAATAATAGTATCTTCAGGAATAGTATCGCCGTCCCATGTGATATTGATTACTGTAGGATCCATGCCATCAAGTGCAATTGTACCTACGATGTAATTGTTAGTTTCAGACGATTGCAAGAATATTCTGCTTGAACCAGCTTGATACTGGCCAGTATATGCTTCAAATAATTCTAACCAACTAACAGTGCCAACACTTTGTCCGTCGATTATCTGAGCTTGGTTGCCGTTTACAAATAGGCCGTAATTTTTCCAAGTAGTAGCAACAACGGTTCTATTGTTACTAGTAACGTCTGTAGTCGTTGAAGTTTCTATTCCGTTCTCATTGTCCATTATATCGCCTGTACGAACTGCTGGCGGAGCCGTGTCAGCCCAAGCAGCTAACTCAGGACCACTAATGCCTAGTTCAATGCTGCCATTAGCTTCGTCGTAGATGCTGTTTATAATCTTTTGTACAACGCCTAACTTCTTAACCTTGACTGGTGTAGACAAGTAGATAGGAATACTAAAAGTAAGCTGAGCGACGTCGATCTCTGAATCAACACCAACAGGAATAGACTTTGATGAAAATACAACGCCTTCAAGGTTAACAACAGTCAAACTAGTCCAGTCGATATAATTGTCTGTTGCTTGTATCTCGAAACTTGGGTTAAACAACGCAAGAATCTGTTCAAGTATTTGTAATTTTTGATCAGTATTTGATGCCCATATATCTGCACTTATACGCAAAGTGTACGGACTTGGCATCAGCCTTTCGACAGTGTAGTTTTGACCTTGTGTATTAAGGTATTCTTGGTTGTCTCTGTCGTACGCTCGTTCTCTTACGTTAACCTTGCTAACCAAAGTCTGGTCAGCAGTTCTTGTGCGATCCTGCTCGAGTCCGGTAATATAGACAGCCATTCTAGGTGCACTAGGAATCTTGTTCTCGGAGTTGTCTCTGATTATGTTAGCAACTTGTCGTGTGAGGTCTCCGTACATTACAGGCACCTGTTTGAGGTTGCCGTTAGCGTCCTGGTGTGAAAAGTTACTCAATAGACGAATTGTCTGAGTGAGATATCGTCTTATTTGTTTATCGTAAAAGAAATCAGACATTCTTCTGCTCCTTACGTTGCTTTGCACGTTGTTTCATAGCATCTCTACGTTTTTTAGCCTCTTCGACGCCGTAAATTTCTTCCCAGGTCTTGCCTTTATAATGCTTGCTGTTTGCTGTACCTATTTTACTTTTAGCAGAGGCTGTCTGAGTCTTGCCCTTCATAACGCCACCATCTTTTCTTGTCCAGCCGCCGTCACCTCCGGACTCTCTTCTTCTAGTATGAGCTGCTTTTTGAGATTCTTTCATAAGTTTAATACTTTGTTCTGAATGTTTTCTATTGTTGCCACCTTGCCTTAGGTTGTATCCGGTTTTTATACTGTCGTAGTCGTCAATGTACTTTTCTTCTAGTTCATTTAGTTCTTCTAGGCTTTTGGCATAATCTATTACTTCCCAAGCAAATGATTCTTTTCCGTATTTTCTTATAGCATTATGGAAATGATGTTTCTTGCTCGAATAACGGCAGTCTGCTATATGTTCTAGCCTTCTTCGATTAGGATCTTGTATAGACTGTCCTATATAAACTTTACCTGATTCTATATGAGTCCACTTATAGATGTGCATTAATTGTCAGCCTTAGGTTTAAGAGCATTTGACAGGCTCTGTTTCTCTGGGAACGTTTCGCCTGCTACTGTAGTTGTATTGTCGTTGTTGATGAACGTGCCCTTTTGAGTAAGTCTGTCTGAACCGTTAGTCATTGTTATTCTAACGTCGTCGTACATCTTCCTCCATCTGTCACCAGTGTATTGAAACATTCTATTTGGCACAAAGTCAGTTCTTAAAAAGTAGTCGCCTTCGACGTTATCTTCAGGGAATTGAATTCCCATGCCGAATGCTTCGCCGTTTGGTGCGTTTGAGTCTGTAAGCAAGTATCCAGTGTATCCTAGTCTATCAGGCTTTCCGTAGATGCCGTCAGCGGTTACTGTAAATGCACTTGTGTCAATATTAGATTCGTCAACAGTTTGTAAGTCGACACTTCCGTCGTGATTTAGTGCGACAGTGTAAAGACGAGAAACATCATAACCACTCTGGTCTGCGGCAGCTTCTGCTTCGGCAACAACTCCGTTATTGATCTGCATCTCTCTTTCGTATGTGCTCAAAAGATCTCTCAAGGTATTGTCCTGGTACTCAGCAAAGAAATTCTCATCTGGTGGCTCGTTACCTGTAGTTTCGTTTGTTACTTCGTAGAGGTTGCCTTTATATCTTACAACCTGTCCTACTGCGTAAGTTTTCTCTGGGTCATACTCTCCTTCAAACAGATCTTCGTCTTCGGGCTTAGTAAGTATGTCACTAAATTCTTGTGTATCGGTTAGCTGCTTGAGTTTAAGTCTATACAAGTGTGGATACCACGTAGGCGAAAAGCCTTCAGCAGCTCTGTTAACGTCTTCAACTACATAGAATCGTTTCAGTGCTGTTTGGAAATCGTTTGCAGCATATTCGTCCTCTAGATGCGGCAATTCAATAACATCACTACTCATTATTTTACGCCCAATAGTTTTTACTGAACTAGTGATGTGCACTGTCAAAAAGATTGTGTCGTTAGAAAGAAACAAACCAAACTGCGATAAGTCAAAGTCAATATCTTGGACGTTATATATTCCTCGAATTCGATAAATGTCATTGTCGTACTTTCGATCTCTGTTTTCAAGAAACAGTAGGTCTTGTATTTGTGTATTGTCTTTGACAACTTCGCCGTCGTCGGTTCCTAGGTACTTGTGTAGAAACACATCGGTACCGCCTACAGTAAACGATTCGAGAATGGTACGATCCATGAAGTAGTAATCATTCCCGCGTGTTGGTTTGTATAAACTTAGTCTTGGCATTAGCTTTACCTATATTGTAAACGTATTTATCCTTGATAAATACAATACGGAGAACTTCAATGACTGATACATCGATGCAAGAACAATTAGCAACACAAAAACAAGAAGTATACGATTACATTAAAGCCTTTTTAGGTGGCGGCATGGTTGATGTCGAGTTGGATCCTATACACTACCAAACAGGACTTGAAAAAGCACTGTCAAAGTTTCGACAGCGATCAGACCACGCTGTTGAAGAATCTTATCTCTTTCTTCCGTTGGTGATAGATAAAAACCAATATATTTTGCCAAAAGAAGTAATTGAAGTACGCAAACTATATCGTAGAGGTGTCGGATCACGCCAGGGTGGCGGAGGCAGCGGAACAGTTTTCGAACCGTTTAACCTTGCTTACACAAACACATATCTTTTGAGCGGATCTACCCAAATGGGCGGACTAGCAACTTATGATTTCTTTGCACAACACCAAGAACTAGTAGGCAGAATGTTTGGCTCGTTCTTAGAGTTTCAATGGAATTCAACAACAAAGAAACTAAC